GTCGCCGGCTTCTGGTAGATGCCGTATTCAGCCGCCTGCAGACGCACGATGGCTTCGGCGTTCGCCGTCGTCAAAAACAACTGGTCATAAAGCCAGGCCAGTCGCAACTCGTACTCGCCGGCAAGCAACGTCACGAACTTGCCGATGACGTAAAGCACGTTCTGCTTCAGCGAGGCGTCTGTGCCGGGCAGGTATTGCCGGATCGCGCCGCGCACCGTCTGCGATATCTCGGCGAGCGAACGGGTCGGAAAAGCCATGGTCAGATTTGCTCCCAAAGCACGGCGAAGCGTTCGTCGAAGATCTCGGCACCGTCGCGGCCGTAGCCGGTAACGGCGAGGTCGAGGCGGCGGTCGGCGCGATTGGCGCTCGCCACAACGTCAAAGCGGGCGAAGGCGCCCTGATCGACCAGCGTCTGCAACGCCTCGCGCGCATAGTCCTGCGCCAGCGTCTCGACCTCGGCGGTCAGGGCGCGACGGCGCAACAGCCACAGTTTCGAGCCGAGAGGCACCTCGCCCGCCATCAGATCGAAGCCGTCGCCGGGCCAGCCGCGATTGACGTCGCCGTCGCGCAATTCCACCGGGTCGGCACGGCGATCGGTCATCAGGCAGATCAGCACGGCCGTCTTCAGCGCGTGGCCGTTCGCCAGACCGCCCGGATTGACCGGGTCGGCGAGGTCGGCCAGCGCCAGGTCGCCGACGCGGCCATCCCACAAAAGATCGGGATCGAGCAGCGGCTCGGCCGGCCCGGAAATCGGAATGATGCGCATTATTTCATCAGCACCATGGTTGCCGGGTTGCTCACGTCGGCATAGCCGCCGGTGTCGACCGTACCTTCGGCCGAAGCCGGCCGCGACGCATCGGCGCCGCCGAGCTTCACCAACCCCTCAAGCACGATCTCGGGCGCCGAAATCGTCACCTTGGCCGAATGCACAAGGCGCAGTTCCTTCGCCACGACCGAGACGATGTTGCCGGTGTGGTCGTAGATCGCCGTCCCGCCCATATCGACGGCAGGGCGCAGCGCCGGGTTTTCACCACCGAGTACATAGGCCGCGTCGCGACGACCGCGCGCGCCGAGCACGATGCCGATGCCGCCCTTGACCGGATGCGAGGCGAAGCCGTGCGGCTCGGGCCTGTGCGCCTGTTCGAAGCCGTCGCCGGCAAAACCCTTGCCGTTGACGAACTGCTGGCCGCCCTTGTGCTCGACCGTGCCGTCGAATTCCAGCCGGGTCAGATAGCCGTCATACATCGCCATCCTCGCTGTAGTCGGGATCGGACGTCGCCGGCGCCGCCCATGCCGCGGCAGACTTGCCGCGCGGGTTTTCGCCGCCGAGCGCGCGCGGGTCTTTCAACGAAAGCGTCGCCGTCGTACCGCTCCTGCTGTCCTGCGCCAGCGTCACGTCGGCGACGACCATGTCCTGCTGGATGCCGAGCCAATCGTCGTCGACGGCAACGAGAAAGTTGCGCGTCCAGAGTTTCCCGTCGGCATCACGCCAGCCCGGCGTCGTGATCGACGCCGACACGCCGTCACCGGCGGCACGCCGTGCCTCCCAATCGGCGCGCTTCTTGAGCCTGGCCGACGTCGATTCGCCTTCCTCGACGACAAGGCGCGGGCGACGGCGGCGCGCCGTTCCGCGCGCCTTGGCGCGAGGCCTCAAAGATGACGCCTTGGTGCCGTATGACGCCTGCCCGCGCGCCTCAACCTCGGAAAACGCGTGCCTGCCCGACAATGAACCGTTTGCGGTCGTGATGTTGACGCCGCGCGTCAGGCCGCCGGATTGCCGCCCTTCGGGCCTGTCGGCCAGCTTCAACTTGCCTTGCGGCGTGTCGTAGATCAGCACGCCTTGCGACCGCGCCTCGCTTTCCACCGTGTCGAACAGGCTTTCGCCGGGCACGACCTTGTGCACCCGCTTTATTTCGGTCTTCACGTCACCCTCGATGCCGATGCCGAGCATATCGAAGGTCTTCGCCACCTTCGCCAGATCGGCGTCGCGCACGATCATCGTCGGGTGATCGATCGACGCCTCGGTCGCATCCACAGTGCGGGACACGAATGTCACCGAGTAACTACGGCTGGCCGCGTCATGGGTGCCGTTCACCTCGCTCACAAAGCCGGTGCCCCACAACTCGCCGGAAACGACAATCGTCGCCTCGTCATCCGGCGAACACGGGATGCCCGCGCCTGTCCATGCGATTTCGAAACTGGCCTGCCGCACGGCTTCCTCGGCCGAAGCCTTCAGCGTGCACGCGGTATGCGCCACCGTCTTGCCGGCCACGCGAAACTCGATCCTTTCAAACATGTCAGGTCGCCGGCGCCTCGAATGCGGCAGGCATCAGCATCGGTGTCGCCACGCGGTTGCGCCGCACAATTTCAGCGCCGCGCGCCGGGTCGGCGTACATCTGCCACGCCATCAGCGCCGACGGCGCCGACATGTTGATCTCGACACGCACCAGCGGCGCGCGACTCGTCGCCAGCGCCGAAAGGCCGGTCACGACGGAACCGGCGAGGCGCACGACAAAGTCGACCGCGTCAGGCCCGGCCGGTGCCGCCAGTGGATAGAGCGCGTCCGCCGTTGCGGCGATGTATATACGGGCCGCGACGGCATCCTGGCGGGTCGGATAGTCGGCGCGCACGGCGGCAAAGCAGGCGACGACGAACAGCGCGACCCGCGTCAATACCTCGTCGGCGGTTGCCGAGGCCAGCGCCACGGTCATCGCCTCGACTTCGGCGGCCTCACCAATCAGCCGGGCCAGCGACAGCAGCGCGGCAACGCCGTCGGTGCCGGCAGACTGCGCCACGACAGCCAGACGCGCAGCCGCCGCCCTGTCCTCGACGTCGCCGAGCAGGCGATCGGCAAGATCGCCAAGCAGAGTCAAAGCCTCATCCATAACGAACCTCAAAGACCCGACAACGCCGCAGCGCCGCCGGCAAGCGCGCCTTCGAACACGCCGCGCAACGCCGAAAGCGGATCAGCGAGCGCCACGCCGGCGATGCCGGCAACGACAAAGTCGAGGTCGTAGGCGATGTACCCGGCGCGGTCGCGATCCCGGCGCCGCCGGCATCCGGTGCAGCGCACCAAACGCGGCGCGTCGATCGGCAGCACCAGAAGCGACGGCCCAGGCGCTTCACAGGCGCGCTCAAGCGCCAGGCCGACAAGGTCGGCGGCGTCGCCGGTGACATAGGCGCCGACGCCGACCTCGCGCGCCAATTTGCCCATATCCTCGGTGACCGGCGCCTCGCCGCCAGAAATGTCATGCACCGCGACGCGGCGGCCGACATTGCCGCCGTCGCCTTCAACATGAAAGCGGATGCCGCGAAACGAGGCCGGCCGTAACGTTGACAACCAGTTTCGTGCCATCAGCGCGGCCCCATGACACTACCAGCGCCAGCCATACTGCGGCCGGTGTTGCGGCTCGTAAGCTGCCCGGCCGGCCGGTTGCCGAGGCTTCCGATCGGCCGCATGAGATCGGCCGCCGCGGCACGGATCGCCGCCGCGGCCTGCTCGCCGGCACGCGCGATGGCTTGCGCGGCCGTCTCGATCGCGCTGCCGGCCTGGCCGCCCGCATCGCCGATCGTCATGCCGGCCTGGCTGATCGACTGCGCCGCCTGCTCGCCGCCTTCCTTGATGGCGACGCTGACTTCGCCGCCGTCGCCCATCATGGCGCTGCGCAGCCCGCCAGCGCTGCCGCCATCGATAATCTTCGCGGTAGCGGCTCGGCGGTCGTCGTCTATTGCCCGGCGCGCGCCTTCCGGTGAGCGCGGCGGGAAACGGTTGTAGACCAGATCCGGCAATGCCATGCGCGGATCGGGCCGCGAGGCCGGAATTGGGCCAGCCGTAGGAAGACCGCCGCCGCCAGACGACACCGCATCCCGGCGGCGCGACGGCAGTTCGGGCGAATTCTCCATCTTGCCATTTTCGGCGACGCGCCCTTCAGGTGAACGCCATCCGCCCTCGAAGGCGGCGAGGCCGCGCTCATGCTGGCTAAACCAGTTGCGGGCGCGCCATGTTGCCTGCTGACTCTCGTCCAACCCTCTTTTCTTGAGGCCAGCGGTAATCGCCTGGTCGTAGTCGAGATAGCCGGACACGCTGTCGGCGACAGACGTGATCGAATCCGCGACGGTGTTGCCGAACGACAGCTTGAGCTTTTCCCACGACGACGCCATCCGGTCGATCTTCGATTGGTTGTCGTCGAGCACCTGGCCGAGGTCGTGCAGCGTCGAGCCGTCGACGTTGGCGAGCGCCTTCTGAAAGCCCTCCATATCCTGGCGCCCCTGCAACAGGGCGCGCATACCGACCTGAAACTGCGCGTCGGTGAACAGTTGCGGGATTTTCGACAAGTCTCCCTTGGTCGCCTTGACCGACAGGTCGAGGAAAACATCGACGAGGTCGCGACCTTCTTTTCTGGCCCGGCTCATTTCACGCCGCAGGTCGATGCCGAATTTCTTGAACTTGGCGACCGTCTGATCGCTTTCCATTTTCTGGAAAATGTTCTGCGCCGCCGTCGCCGCTTCCTCGGCCGAGCCGGTGCGCTGGCGGATCGTCTGCAACATCGCCGCCAGCTTCGACAGGCCCTTCTCGCCCTTGTAGCCGAGCGCGGCGAAGGCCGGCGCCATGGACGGCAGGTAACGCGCCATGTCGCGCAGTTCGAACTTGCCCTGCTTGCCCGACGTAACAAGGATATCGAAGGCATGCTGCATTTCGCTCGCGGTGATGCCCATCGACGTGCCGAGTGCGTCGGCGGTCGTCGCCATGTCGGCGATCTCACCGCCCGCCGCCTGCGCCGTCGCCGTCACCGAGGGCAGGAACGCCATAGCATCCTCGGCCGAGCGGCCTGCGGCGACCAGCGTTTCAAGCCCGGTCGTCACCTCATCCTGGCTCATGGCGTAGTCATGGCTCGTCCGGTTGACGACCTTGAGCATGGCATCGACCGAATCGCGCCCCTTGTCCGCATTGATGGCGATGCGGTTGAGGCGCCGCTCGACAGCCGCATAGGCAACGACGCTGTTCTTGATGCCATAGGCGAGCGCCGCCGGCGCCAGAAAACGAGCCGTCGCCATCATCGCCTTGCCGGTCGAGGCGGCGATCATGGACTGCGAGCGGTTGAACGCCTTAGCCTTTCGGTCGACCTTGTCGAGGTTGCCAGACAACTGGCGGAAAGCCGCCATGTTGCCGAGCTTCGCCGACAGGAGAAGGATGGCCTCAACGACGCGATTGGACATAGGTGCGTTTTTCCCATGCGACGGCGCGGGCGCCGTAAGTCAGGATTTCGTCGAAGGTCAGTCGCCCGACTTCGACGAGCCCTTTTCCGTGATGCCAGAGGAGTCGGTCGGCGGCGGCTTCGACTGCCTGGCTGAAGCGAAAAAATCGCGGATCGTATCGTGCACCGCGAACGTATCGGCCAGGTCGAGCAGCGCCAGGTCGGTCGACGTATGTGGCTCTTTCAGGCAGCGCTCGGCGTACTGCCCGATGACGTCCTGATGCCGCACCAGCATCTGGCGGATCGGCCGGCCGTCGGTGTCGACCTCGACCGGTTGCCATTCCTCGATCGGCCCAAGGTCGATGAAGTCCTGCCAGCGCGGCGAGCGGAAGACGAGCGCCGAAACCGGCTTTCCGGTTTCGGTGTAAGTCCGCGAAAGCGGTACGGTGACGTCAGCCATCAGCCGATCTTCCGATAGCTCGCGGCCATGATGCCGACGCCGGACACCTCGCCGTTGAGGCGGTTCGACTGCGGCTCGCCGGTGTAGAAGGCCTGCGTGAACAGGTGGATCGCGCCGGTGAATTCCTCGACGATGGTGACGTCGCGGCGGTCGTCGCCCATCAGCGTGCCGAGGTCGACGCCCTTGTCGGCGAAGACGATCTCGGCGCGCGGCGCAGCCGGCGTCACCACGCGGTCGGGACTGCCGTCCTGGTTGACGACGCCCTCGACCGTGCTCGACGACGGGAACACGTTGAAGGTGCCGCGCAGCGCCATGTTGCGGCCGCTGGAGTCGCGGAACTTCATGACGCCGCCAAAATCTTTTCCGGCCATGCCTTTGCCCTTTCGGATTGAATTTCTGTTCTAGAACGAAGCGCGCAGACGGGCCGCCGCGCTATGGCGGCGCCCTTTCCGGTGCGTCTGTGCGCGCGCCGTCAGGCGGCGAACTGTGAATAGATGACCGCGTTCGCGGCGATCACGTCGAGCGGGTTGACGACGTCGATCGGCGCGTAAATGTCGACGCGGTTCGGATTGTCGGCGTTGCGGTTGACGGTGATCAATTCCGCCGCCTGCACCGCGTTTTCCAGCACGCCGGTCAGCACCATGCGTTGATAGGAGTGCATGAACGTCGCCTTGATGTCCGCCGGCGTCGAAATCGTGCCGAGGTTGCCGGGGTTATCGTCGGCAAGCGCCTTCTGGCCGTGCTCGACGGTCAGGTCGGCGCGGAACTTGCGCAGCGCGTAGACAAGCTGGCCGATCTTCTGGATATCGCAAAAGGTCGTGTCCGGCACATCGTTGAAGGTACGCGCGGTCGTGATGATCTTGTCGATCACCACGTCGCCGCCGGTGTTGACCTTCCATGTCGACAAGCCCGACCCAAGGAAGGCGTCCCGCGTCGCATAGTCCAACCATCCCGCACGGTCGCGCGGCGGCAGAAGGCCTTCGACGACGAGGCCCGTCTGGTTGCGCGAAACGTTGCCGGTGGCGCCGTCGGAAAGCCACGGCACGATGCGGGCGACGATCGCGGCGGCCCACTGCCACAGCGGCTGCGGAGCGTTCGACGAGGCGATCACGGGCAGCACGGTCAGGTGCCGATTGTCTTTCGACAAGCCGTGCGTCGTCAGGTTGGCGATGGAGTCGGCCATCGGATAGAAGACGTGGCCGTAAATCTGGCGGTTCCACGCCCAACGCCCCGACGTATCGGAAAGCAGCGTCTCATAGCGGCCGATGTTCGTCGCGTCCGAGAACGGGCTGACGATCCAGTCGAATTCGTCGTCGCCGAGCGCCGCGAGGGCCGACGACAGATCGGGCGAGCCGGAACCGGCGGTCGGCGCGTCGATCGTCACCTTGCCCGACAGCACGTTCGATCCGTCGAGCACCGGCACGTTGATGTCGAGGCCGTTCATGGCGATGCCGGCATGCCGCGGCGTCAGCGTCACCACGCCGAGCGCGGCGGCCGCCGTGTAGGGCAGGCTGGCGCCGTTCAACGCATTGAAATAGGCATTGACCGCAGCGGCCAGCGCCGTCGCCGCGTCGGCCTCGTCGTCGCCGGTGGCGACGGTGAACTGAACGACCTCGCCCGCGATCTGCACGGCGGCCGCACCTGCCGAGGGAGCCGAATTGATGGTGACCGTGCGGCTTCCCTTGGTGCCGGTCTCCGTCACCGCCATGATCCATATTTCCTGCGCCGGCGCGTTGGCCCGCGCCAGGCGCACCATATCGTCGAGCATCGAGCCGGCGCCGGCCAGGCGGCGCGCTTCGGCGATCGAGGGACACGGCGTCGGCGTGTTCGCGGCGATGACGGCGCCGGCGTTGGCGTGGCCGATCAACAGAAGCCGCGAGCGGTTTTCGAACTGGCCGCCGGAATTGACTTCGAAGGCGATGATCGGTGCGACGATGTTGCCGGGGATCTGGTTGAACATGGTTGCTGGCCTCACTTGCGGTTAGGGCGGCGCTTCCGGGCCGGCCGTTCGGGTATCGTGCCGGCCTCGACGATGTCGCCATCGGCGAGCAGGCGGCGGTAATAGGGTTTGCCGACATCGACCGCCGCGCCGTGCACCGGCATCGGGCGGTTGTCGCGGTCGGGCATCGGCACGACGAGGCCGGGCTGGGCCGGCCGGTAGCGTTTGGCTGTCATGCGTCGCTTACTCCGTATTGGCCGTGCCGCCGTCGCCCTGGCCGTCGTTGAAAACGACGCTCTTGAGCGGCGTGCGATCGACCGCGGCGAAATGCGCGGCTAGGACCTGAAGCTTTTTCGCCGCAGGCGATCCGGCCGGCAGGAGGCCGGCCAGCACGCCAAGCGAGCCGGGCAGGCCCGGTGCTTCGGTGAATTCGTCGTCGGGCAGGCTCAAGGTCGCCCGCATGGTGACGCGGTGCCACCGCGCGCCGAGTTGCGGAATGGAGAAGGTTTCTTCCTCCCACCGCATGACGTGGCGGATGAAACGGCGGAACAGATAGCCCCGTTCGTCGAATTCGAGCAGGCACCGCACCTGGCCGCACAGCGCCGCCAGCACAAGCCGCGCGTCCCAATCGTCCGCCGGCATGGCGTCGGCGAACGGCTGTCCGTCCTCATCCTTGCCGGCGACGGCCAGTTCGGCGACGATCTCCAGCACGCATTGCGAGGCGGTGTCGTCATAACCGGCGATCTCGCCGCGCGCCGTCGCCGACGTTTCGGACGTGAACAGTGCCAGAACCGGCGTGAACTTGGCGTCGGCGTCAAGGTCGTCGATCCCGACAAGCCGGCTGTCGAACACGCGATGGCCGGCAAGCGTCGGATAGCCGGCGTCGACGGCAATCGCGGCCGTCGGGCAAAGCACCTCCAGCGCGGCAAGCCGCGCAGCCTCGGCGGTCAGCATGAACGATTACCCCTTGACCCGCGACAGGCCGAGAATGCGATTGCCGACGCCGTCGGGATCGATCGAAATGACTTCGAAGACATCGCCGGTGCCGTCACGCACAAGCCGGTCGCCGACGGCGATATCGCCGGCGTAAGCCGTCGAGCACAGGATATCCGGCGACCGGTTGAGCAGGCGCTCGCCCGTCTGGCCGATCAGCGGCCTGGCGCGTTGCCTGGCCGCATATTCCGTATCCTGGAAAAACGCAGCGACGACCGACACCGGCGACCGGGTGGATGACGGCGTCAAAGCGCCATGCGGCCCCTTGGCGCGATCGGTCGGCTTGAGCGTCGCGGCCTCGCCATACACCGCGTCGATCGAGGCGCGGGCAAGCGTGACGAGGTCCGCGAAATCGCTGCTCACGGCAGGCTCTTAGAGCGTGTCGCCGAGAACGATCTGGCCGGCTGTGTCGGCGCTGGCCGCAGCCGCGCCCGCAAAACCGAACAGCACCGCCGACGTCGCCGTCTTGGTGAAGTTGCCGTTCGTGGCGTTGTAATAGAGCTTGTCGCCGACGGCCCAGGCTTCGCCGGTTGCCTTGACGACTTCATACACGCCGGCGCGGGCGACCGCCACGTCGGCTCCCTCGGCGGCGGTGGCGGCGGCGAAACCGCGCAACGAACCGACCGCCACCGGCGCGCCGGAAACGACGCCGCCCGTCGGCGCCGGGATGGTGAGGGTGTTTCCGGGCTGGACATAGTTCTTCATCGAAGGAATCTCGCGCTATGCGGCCGCGGCCGCGAAGGGAAAGGAAGGGCTGCGCGATCGGAATGAAAAAGGGCGGCTCGCGCGAACCGCCCTTTCAGTGCTGTCGGCCGTCAGGCCGATCAGGCGGGGCCGGGATTCTTGTAGAGTCCGCGATAGCCGAGCAGGTTGACGCCGGCATCGAGACGGATCTTCATTTCCGTACCGTCGATCGACCAACCGTCCTTCGCCTCAATATAGGGTGCCTCGACACCGTTGAGGTAAGTGACCTCGACCGTGTCATACACGCCAGGGTCGGCGGCGAAGAAATAGGCGTTGCCCTTGATGCGGGCGTCAACAATCGGCGAAAGCGCATTCTGCATGGTGTTGATGACGCCCGCATTCTGCGACGCCGGGTCGGCGAACGATCCGAGAATCTGCCGGATGGCGTTCTTGTTCTTGGAGCCGGACAGAATGAATTTGGGCGTGATGTTGAGCGCCACCGCGCGCTTGTCATCGTCCTTCTGTTCCATCATCGCCGTCTCGGCGGCGTCGAAGGTGGCGACGGAAGGCACCGCGCCAGCGGCAGCGAGATTGCCGTGCGAGGCATGGAAAAGCGCCACGCCATCCACGAAGTTCGGATTGTCATTCAGGACGGCATAGACGAGATTGCCGAGCGTACGCCGCGCGGCGCGACCCATCTTCAATGGCGTCTTGCCGATCATGTCGAGATCGTCGTTGATCACCGCCTGGCGGCTGATCTTGAACATCTTGCCGTATGTGGCGATCACGACAGGCACGCCCGAATCCGAAATGCTGCCGTACTTGTATTCGCCAAGTTCCGGCACGACCTCCAGCGACGGGAACAGGCCGACGTCGACGCGCTTGGCGACCTTGAAGTCAGAGGCGAAGCCCTTTGCCGTCCACAGGTGGAACGTCTCGCCGGCTTCCTCATAGCCTTTCAGCGCCGATTTGTTGGCGACGTTTTCGAGAATATGAGCGAAATCGGAGTTGCCCATGCCGCCCGACATGGTGAACGCCATGCCGACCATACGCATCGGGTCCATGCCTCCGACGCCGCGGACGTTGCTCATTTCCAGCGAATGCCGCGCGAGCGCGTCGAGA